GTTTCCCAGTCACGATCTGTGGCACTAAACCTTGATCAGTATAACTTTTAATTAATGCAACTATTTCTTCGCCTTCAGTCATTATCTAGCTCCTTGCATTGGCATCGATGCCATAATATTCCCTAAAGCACCACTTCCAATGCCTTTTCTTTTTAATTCCATAACTTTATTCATTAAATACTGTTCAGCATTAAATCCACCTTGTTGTGGTGGTTGACCACCACCCATTGGTAAAGCCCCCATTGGTTTTACAGGACCAAAAGCCTGTGGATTAATTGGCCTTATTGTAGCTAATGAATTATTTGGGAGCATTTTTCAACATTTCCATTTGCAATTTAGCATTATTCTTTTCTCTCTCTAATTGCAGATCTGCCTCTAACTTAGTAATTTTTGCCTGTAAATCTGCTTGAGCTTTGGTAGCTTCAATCTGTAAATCTTGTTCTGCTTCAGCTTGTTTGATTTGTATTGAAGATTGAGCTTTGGCTTGATCTGCTTGAATCTGTGCTTGTGTTCTAGCTTTTAAGGCATCTGCTTCAAGTTTAGCAAGTTGTTGTGCATATTGTAATGGATTCTGTTGTTGTTGCTGTTGTTGGCCTGTCAAAGATTTTAATGCATCGATCTGTTGCATTTGTGGTGATTGTCTTACAACTTGGGCTGCCCTCTGACTAATTAATCGATCTAATTCTGGATTAATGTCTTTTGGTTTATAATTAGGATTCTTAAAGTCTGGAACTGGTTGCATTGGAACTCCAATACTTGCTTCCATTCTTTGTCGATATAATAAGGCAACATGTTCTGCAATATGTGCAATCATAATAGGTTGCATACCCTTTGTAGCATTATTACCACCTAACATTGGATCTTGTAAAAACTGCATGTGTACAGCAATGTGCGAATCATGATCTTGTTCTGGAAAAGCTTTTAATGGCTTGCCATACATCACTGACATATTTTCATCAACTGGGTCAGTTCTTGGAGCTTCATCAGGTTTCTTTAGTATTTCATCAATATTAGGCACTCTAATAGCTTCATACATTCTCTTGTATGCTTCATATAAATTATGCAAATCAGGTTGTGACCTAGCCATTTCCAATACAGCTTGTGCCTGTGCAATCCTTTGAGCAGTGCTAAAGATGTTGGGGTCACTGACAGGGAGAATATCAATGCGATCATCAAAGTCAGCAGCATATATTTCAGAACTGCTTCCAGAGAATGAAAATGTAAATTTTTCAGGCAAGTATTCTGCATTCAACCTGGCAAGCATTTTAAACTCTTGCCCTTGTGAATAATGAAGCCTTTTATGTATTGCAGAAAAAGCTTTAGAACCTTGCTCTATCAATGCCACTGTTGATCCAACAGGAGCATTTGGATTTACATCCCCAACATTCAAATCAGCCGTACTTGCAAATCTTTGACCTGCATCAACGATAAAACCTAATAAATTAAATAAAGATCCACTAGGTTCCTTGAATGGCAATGGCATTATAGCTTTATTAACATCATCTACAGTCGCATCTAAATCAACAAACTCACCAGGATTGACTTGTACTTCACCCCCTGCAACACGACCTCTTAATTTAAAACCACCTTGCATATTAGCAAAAGCAGCCGAATCAAGTAATGCTCTTAATGAACCAGTGGCTGCCTTACCTAATCCACCGATTAAATGAAATAATCCAAACCCATAAAAGCCTAAACCTGGCAAGAACTTATAACTGACAAACCAATCTCTGCGTTTCTTCTTTTCGTCATCTTCTCTATAATTACGTCTAATGCTGACAATCTTTTCACTGTCATAATCAATTGTGATCACATATGGAGTGGCTACAGCATTTTCATCTTCAGGATCTACCTCATCGATCTCATCAAACAATTCATAAACATGCATTTCCAACAAAGTCATAACTTCATCTTGTTGGTCATCACCATAAGTATTAACACCTTCGACTTCTCCGATAGTGTCACCAGATGGATCAGAACCATCCCCTGAATACTCACTAGGTAAATAATATCCAGATTGGACATACTTATTATAATCGTTTTTAGGCAAACGAATAACTTGTGTGTATCTTGGGGAAGTCATAAGATCTTTGCTCTCTGGAGCAACGACAAAATCTTCAGCTTTAATAAACTGAGAACATTGCCTACCCATATTACTATCCCACCAAACTTTCTTAAATGTCTGACCAACTAATGGTAAATGAAATAGCATTTGATCCAGATCAGGAAAGTATTCTGGCATCTCTTCAACAATCTGATAGTTCATATATTCACGAACTCTTCTGGCTTGATCCTCTGTCTCTTCATTAGGAGTGCCAATAATAACAGTTTTAACTGGACCACCAGATGGATAAAGTTCTGCAATAGCTCTGGCATTAAACTGAGTCGCAGCTTCTGCAATCATAGGATGCACAACTGTTGATAAACCTCTGGTAGCTCTTTCTTCTTCTGATTCTTCTTGACCACCATCAGGATCTAATGTCTTTAATCCTTTTTTATATCGTTCTTCCCATTCCGACCTAGAGCTTTTATCATCTTCATAAAGCGAAATAAGAGTTGAAGCTTTCTTCTGTAACTCTCTCTCATTAATTTTTTCAGCCAGATTTTCATCAAACTCATCTTCAGTCTCTGCAACTTGATCTGTATCTGGATCTCCAACAAGAACTTCATCACCAACTGATTCGACTTGTAAATCATCTGGTGGAGCACCTTCAGCAAAAGGAATTTCAACCATATAATGTTATCCTCTTTCTCTCTTCAAAATCATCGTCAATATCATCATTTGAATGTGTAACAAACCAACCCTTGCGTAATCTTAACCAAGCCTGAGTACAAGTGTCAACAATATCGTCATTTTCAGTGGCAGGGAAAGTCGCACATATATCAATTAGGTCTTTACACCATTTTTTGTTTGAAGGATACCAAATTCTGCCATCTTCCAATAATGCAGATGATGCATGTGCTCTAGCTTCCTTGTCTCTGTCAGGCATATATTCAATAACAGGAACTCCTGCCATGCGTAAATCTTGCAGTAAACTTTGACCAGAAGCTTTCTTTTCTATCAGTACAGCGTCAGGTTCATAGTCATAATAAGATTCTTGTGCGATCTTTCTTAATTCAGGATAGGTAACTCTATCATACCACATGTCTAACACTATGGCATTAACCTGACCATTTTTTCTAAACACCCCCCAAGTAGTTCTGGCAGAATAGGATGTTTTTTCTTTGGTGCTAAATGCAGTATCCCAAGATTGTAGAACATATTCGATGTCAGGAAGATTAGAGTTCTCCCAAGGAACCCACCACTCAGCTTTTAGGATACCACCACCCTTGGGCATAGGTCTTTGTTGCAATTGACCTGCTGATGCGTAACTCCCAAGACTCTTTTCAATATTATCCAAAGTCTTTTTGTCAATACGTTCTTCCCACAACAATTCACCTTCTCTGGTCCTTGGATCTGTGAAACCAAGGATTGATTTGGTCGGTGTCGGATGTCCGACCTCATATCGAGCAGGTAAGCATAAATGATCCCATTCATCGTATTGGTTCGCTAATATATGTCCTGTTAAATCTTTTTCATGCACTCTTTGCATAATTATAATAAAAGCACCAGTCTTTGGATCATTTAATCTGGTTTGCATTGCCTGATCCCACCAGTCTAAAACACTTTCACGAACTGTAGCAGATTCGCTTTCTCTGACGTTATGTGGATCATCAACTACAATTATATCACCACCTTCACCAGTCAGAGCACCATCAACTGACGTTGCAATTCTAGCACCAGTTTTATTGTTTTCAAATCTTTGCTTTTGATTTTGGTCAGATGTCAGGCTAAACACATCACCAAAATGAGTTTGATACCATCTACTATCCAGTAATCTCCGACACTTAACACTATCTCTAATGGATAATGAACTGGCATAAGAAGCATATAAGAATTTTTTGTCAGGCTGTATGGTCCAAGTCCAAGCAGGTAATACAACAGCCACAGAAATAGACTTCATATGTCGAGGTGGTACATTGATGATAAGTCTTTTGATATCACCTTCAACAACAGCTTGGAGATGTTCACCGATTGCATCGATATGCCAATTATTTTGAAAGTCTACACCAGGCTCAATGGAACTCCAACTAGCCTTCGTGAACTCCCTCAATGACCTTCGGTACTTCTCTGCCCTTACTTGTTCCAGTGACAGATTGCTCAAGAACTCTTTCAAGTTGGGCAAGTTGTTCATTATCAATCCTAGATAAATCTATTATATGTCTTTGTTCAATAGTAGTATTTGTTTCCTGTTTATCAACCCAACCTGCTCTATTCTTGAGCCAGAAGATCATAGCTGTATTATCTTTATCAACAGTAGCCTTTTCATATAAAGCATTTGTTACATCGACAATACCAGAAGCTCGACCTCTTTTTAATGCGTCAGAGAAGTCAGGATTTTCAATTTGTCTTTCGTATATCGTTGCGTCAGAAACTCCAAAGACTGCTGCTATTTGATCGACAGTCAATCCCTTTGAAGCAAGATGTTCAGCCTTTGCACAAATAGCTTCTGTGATTTCAAATTTAGGTCTACCGATTTTCTTTTTCATATCTTACCTTTCTTGCAGTGGTTAGCTGTTTATTTATATATAACGTATAAAACCAAAAAAAGAAACCCCACAAAAGTGGGGCTAAGTTAAGGCAGTAGGGAAATATGAATATTATATTTTTTCTTTATACCATGTATTTTGATCTAGCCAAGCTTTATTTCTTCTTTTACCTTTTCCAAAAAACAAAGACCGACAGATATAACCTTCATTTTGATACAGTTGTTCAATACAATATTGATCTTTAAATCGTTCATGGATTTCTTCACTGAGCCTATCTTTGAGAATAGACAATTGTTTCATGGTCATTTCTTTAATGTGTTTATCTTTGACCAATTTATTTCCAACGTCAAAATCATTCATTCTACTTTCTTTTCCTTTCTTAATCTTCAAGTGTTAGACATAACCCTACGATAACAAACACAAGAGCTATGAATAACACACAAATCCATATAAAAAATGCTAAGTCCAAAATTCATCCCAGAACATTTTTAATTCTTTTAAATCAGCGACACAATTAAATGAACCATGTTTAGTCATTTTGATCAAGAACTCTGCCCAAGAATCACAATCTCCGATAATCTCTTGAGCATGATCCCAGAACTTCTCTTCTAAATCTAATATCCAATTTGACATTCCCATTTAAACTTCCTTTCTAAATAAACCATCAATGTGATCCATACGTGCAACAACATATGCTTCTGCTTTTGCTAATGCTTCTACAAGAGCATCACTACCAGATGGGAAATTTCTTCTTGCAGATTCCACCATCACAAGTCCTGTTTTGTGAGCATCTGCATATGCTTCTTTTCTTTCAATCGCGTTCATCTTTTTTCCTTTCTTACTCTCTATACCATTATAATGCCACAACACGATATATATGTCAAGTCTAAATGTATATTAAAAGTGTTTAAAATCAATAACTTATAAAGTTTTATTATGAGGAGCTTTTACACTCCCCATAAAAACGAATCACTTATGCTGCTTTTTGTAATTTCTCTTCTCTATCTTTCAGCACATAGTTGACAATTTTCATAGCTTTGGTGGATGCCTTCCAGATGAATGATTCGTCATTCCCAAGAGCTTCAATCCAAGAATTGAGATATGTTGCATTATCTTTAGTAGGACCAAAAGATATTCCGAAATGAACTGATAGATACATACTGGATAATTCTGCAATCAACTCTTCAAAGGCATAGTTCTTTTCATCTCTATTCAATCGGCTCTTATGCTTGGTAGCGTGAGCGATTTCATGGAATAGAACTGAATAGTAGGAATCGACAGATTTGAAGTTTTGCTTGTTTGGCATGTGAATGTAATCTTTTTTCGGAGAGTAAGAACATTCGCCCATCTCTGAGTGTCTGATATCCATACCAAGAGATTCCACCACCTTGTCAATTTTGAGGTGACGCTCTTCCAAAGTGATTTCTTCTTTGGGTTCCTCATCGTGGATACCTTCAATGTCAGAACCATTGATCATTGGGTATGTAGTGAAGCCGACAAAAATTGGTTCTTTTAAAAGTTGACCAGTCTTTTTATCTTTTGTGACAATAATCGGTCTAATAAAAGTGACAGCCTTTGAACCTTTTTTCCAACGTAGCCCACTTTTCTTGAGAGCACCAAATGTTGCCCATCGATCATCTTCACCTAAAAACATTGCGATGATTTGATTACCACCAGTAAGAGTATGGTTTGTGAACATGTTATACCCAAGACCTTTTCTACCGACAAAAGGTGGAGTCCAAGATTTTCCCTTACACTTTTCCATAGATGCCAAGACTACTTCATTTAGTTCTTTTATGGCTTCCTGATCTTCAATTTTATTTCCCATCTTTTTTCCTTTCTGAGTTTTAGTGGGGAGCCGAAGCTCCCTATATTTTTTCAACTTCAACTATGTGGTAATCATTATTAAACATTTTGTATAACATTTCATTTGGATGAACTCCAGAAACGCTAGGTATATTTACTTTTAAATAGATATGAGATCCTTTTGTGTCATCTTTTGAAAGCATAATTACCAAAAATCTGTTCATCTTTTTTCCTTTCTGAGTGATTCGCTATGTCTATGATTATACATGATTCGGCAATAGTGTCAAGTCCTAAACCTAAATTATTTTTTATTCATTATTTTTCAGTAGCTTACAGAGATGTTACCAGACATCGGTAACAGTTACCGATTGTTTTGATCTTAGGTAACATAAATAAAATATTGAAAACAAAACAAAAAAAGCAATCCGTTACCGATGTTACCGAACTTTTGCTAATTTTAAAAAAATATTTTTTACCCTCGAATTTTTTCCTTATAGTAAAAAGAAATTGACTTTTTTGTTTTTCTGGAGTAATTTGAAACTTATGAATATGTGACTGGGGTACATTCTTTTAATGGGATCGTGACTGGGAAACAAAAAAGT